CGATCGGTGGTCCACCCATTACGGTGTGATGTGGATGTCAGGGTTTGAATTTGATTCCCTGGTCAACCCGGTTTTCTATGCACAGCGGGACAAATCCGAGCAAAACGCCCAGGCCATTTGGACCACCAATATGGTGTTTGATGTTAAATGTTGACATTCCACACCGGGAGTGTTTATATTGACCTTGAAAATGAAACATAATGTGGTGAAACATGCCTAAAAAGCGAACCAGGGCCAGGAAACGCAAGACAACCCGCAAGAAACGGGATTACAAAAAGGAATACCGGACCTACCATTCCAAGCCCATCCAGAAGAAACGCCGGGCCATGAGAAACGCGGCCAGGCGGAAACTTGGATTGAAGCGAGGGGACCCCAGGGAAGCGGACCACAAGCGCCCATTGTCCAAAGGCGGGTCCAACAGCCGGTCCAATTTGCGGGCGGTTTCCAGGACCACAAACCGCAAGAAAAAGAACAAATGAGGTGGAAATCATGATTAGGTATTTTGTGGACATTTTTTGTGATGTATGCGGGCGCCGGGGACCCGGTGAAATGATTCAGGCAGAGGGGAAGGGAAAAAGGACGGTCCGGAACCTGGCCAAAAAACATGGTTGGGAGTGGGACCGCCTGGGGAAACAAGATATTTGTCCAACCTGTTTATGTCTCAACACCAAATTGGTGGACTGTTGGGACAAAATCGATGAACTGGAAATCCCGGTCCGGACGTATAACGCCCTTGTGAAACATGGCAAGGTGACAATTGGGGACATTTCCAGGTTGACCAGGCCACAGGTTTTGGACCTGGATGGAATCGGGCGCCTGGGGTATAGTGAATTGAAATTTGCATTGTTAAGATATCAAAGGGGATTCAGATGGAATTAGGGGATGACCTGTTTGTGACAAACGCGGATCAACATCCGGCGTTTGACCTGGCCGGCAAACAGACCGGTTGGGTGTTTTACGTTACAATCCGCCACAAGCGCGGTGAAATTGAGGATTTCCGGGCCAAGGTTCCGGCCAGGGACCAGGACCATTTGAAACAGATCCTTGGCGCAAAGTGGTTCCGGGACCAAATGACCAAGTTTGCACAGGACCAGGGGATCCGATTGAGCCCAGAGGACCAGGCGGAACAAATCGAACTAATGAAACGCCAGGCGTTCAATCTAAAAATGAAGGAAAAAGGTGTCCCACCAAGCTGATTTCCGCCTTGTTTACCACACCGAGCGCCGGCAATTTTACCGGTTTCACGGGTGGGATATGAATCATAAACCGTATGGCCGGGACATTAAACCGGGCGCCCTGGTGGAATCCCACACGGGTTTCATGGAAATCCACATCCATGAAAACATCCGTTTTGTTGATTCCTGGCCAGTGGGTCAGGAATGCCGGATGGAATGTTTTGACGTTGAACACGGAAACCAGTTTGGCCAGGACTCATATTTGAAATGGCAAAAACAAATCCAGAATCTTTGACCTGGGCGGACCACGCCCTGGAATTCTTTTTCATCATTGCATTTGGCGCGGTGGCCCTGGTTGGGGTCACCTTGTGCATTGTGGCAATCACTAAACTATTTTAAAGGGGAATCACATGGCAAACTTTCACGAATTAAAGACCTGGCCGGAACCATTCATGGCCGTATGGTCCAAACTAAAGACCTATGAGATCCGGGAAAATGACCGGGATTTCCAGGTTGGCGATCTGCTTTTATTGCGCGAGTGGGTCCCGGCCCACAAGGCCAACGGGTCCGGGGAATACACCGGGAAATATGTGGTGGCCAGGGTTGTATGTATGACCACAAACGGGGACAATTCCCCATGGGCCAAGGGGTTGGCCAAGGATTGGGTTGTGATGGGGATTGATCAAGAGGACCGGGGTTTCAATGCCAAGGGTGGTGTGGATGCCATCCCATATTTGCATTCAATTTAAGGGGTTGGGGATATGCCGAGAAAAAAGGCCAAGCACATAAAAGTCGAATTGAGGCGCCAAAAGGTCACACAACTTTTGTTGGATGGCAAAACCTATGCCGAGATCACCACCCTGTTAAAAAAGGAATTCCGGATTTCCCCATCCACCATTTCCAGGGATGTGGCCTACATCCAGGACCAGTGGCGGGAATCCATGGCATCAACCTATGAACAGCGGGTGGCCGCGGAATTGGCCAGGTTGATCGAGATTGACCAGGAAGCCAAACAGGAATGGGAATTATACAAGGCCGGCAAGCGGTTTACCACCAAGCGGGAACGAATTGGTGGCAAGGGGAAGGGCAGCCCACCCCGCATGGTCACCACCGAAACCAAGTCATATTTGCCGGACCGGGGATTCCTGGAAACCAGGCGGGCCATTTCTGGTGACATCCGCCAATTGATGGGATTGAACAAACCAACCAAGGTGGAAATGTCCGGGGAAATGGTGGCATCAAACCCACTGGTGGACAAACTGGCCGCGGAATTGGATGAAACGGCCATCCGGGGTTTACTCACTGCAGTCAAAAAAACATTGGGGAAATCGACATGACAAAGGCAGACATGAAACACTCGATCGCAGTCAATCAAATCATGGAATTGAGGGATTTGGCGGGCCGGGGAATGATGGCCAAATTGTGGGCCGATGAAATGGAAACCCTGGATGACCAGGTGGTCACGGACCAGGGCGCCCAGGTGGCGTTTGAAAAACTGGTGTCCGGGTGTGCTATGGACCGGCGCCACGAAATCCTGGATGTCCGGGACGGTGTGGCCCAGGCGCTTTATTGCGTTTACTGGTGGTACACAAAACCCGACACCAAAAGTTTTGACCCGGTCATGTGGGGTGATCTCTATCACACGGACCCATTTTTCCGGGGTGCAGTGGACCGGATGACCCGGTGGATCTGGGATGAACTGGAAAACGCCAAAAAACAAAGCCCATAAATCGATTCTAAGCGACGATCGGAAAATGAAACGAACCAACACGCCGGTCCCAGGGTCTATTTTTACAGGGACCGGCAAATTGACAAACTGGACAGCAAATCCGGCCATGGCGGTGGCCCACAAATCGGTGGATTCCTTAAAACATAGGAAACCACCATGGATCTGGGCGATCTCACAGTAAATGAATTAACCACCCTTGAATCCGCCCTGGAAATTGCCCTGGCCAGGACAAATTTCTGGGATTACTGCAGATTGCGGGACCCGGAGTTTTACCAGGACAAATATTCCCACCTGAAAACCCTATGTTTGACCCTTAACAACTTCTATTTTGGGTTGCCATTGGATTCCACCGGCAAAATATACCGGAATCTAATGATCAACATGCCACCCCAACATGGCAAGACCCGGACCGCCATTCATTTTGTGAACTGGTGTCATGGCCGCAATAAAAAAGAGCGTATAATCACCGGGTCATATAACGACAGCACAGCCGAGGATTTCAGCAAATACACCAGGGACAACTTGACCCAGGACAAGTTTGACCCGGACACCATCCTGGTCCGGGACATATTCCCACACCTTAAATTGAAACCGGGGACATCATCCGCCAAAAAGTGGGCCTTGATGGGTGAACATTTCAACTATTTGGGCGCCGGGATTGGTGGGTCAGTGACATCCAAGGGCGCCACGATGTTGATCGTGGATGACCTGGTCAAAGGCGCCCTTGAGGCATTATCCGACAATTACCTTGATCGGGCCTGGCAATTTTACGCGGACACCCTGGCATCCAGGCGGTCAGCGGAACAACTGGACCATGGCCTGTTGAAAATTATGATCATGACCAGGTGGTCCAAGGATGACCCATGTGGCCGGGTCCTGGAAAAAGAACCAGGGAAATGGCATGTGGTGTCAATGCCGGCCTGTGATTATACCACCAAAACAATGTTGTGTCCGGATTTTTTGAGCTATGACGATTTGATGGACATCCGGGACACCATGGCGCCGGAAATCTTTGCTGCAAATTATGACAACCAACCGATGGACATACAAGGCGCCCTTTATCCGGTCCTGAAAACCTGGGATAAATTGCCGATGGATGACCAGGGCCGCATATTATTAGAACGCCGGCGGTGTTATGTGGACACCGCGGACCAGGGGAATGATTGGACTTGTGCGATTATTTGGGGGGATTACCAGGGCCGGGCCTATGTTTTGGACGTTTATTTCACCCCAGAGGGGATGGAGATCACGGAACCAGAACTGGCCCGGCGGGTCAATAAATTCCAGGTGCATCATTGCCGGATTGAATCCAACGCCGGTGGCCAGGGGTTTTTCCGGAATGTCAGGCGGTTGGCCAGGGAGCAAACCGCGGCCATGAAACCACCCCGGAAATGCACCACAATTTTCCGGTCATTCCACCAATCGGAAAACAAAGCGGCCAGGATTGTGTCCAATTCCACCAATGTCATGGAAAATGTGTTTTTCCCGGTGGATTGGATGACCAGGTGGCCCGAATTTCACCGCCATGTCACCAGAATGGTCAAGGAAAAACTCAAACAGGCCAATGTTTTGGACGATGGGGTGGATTGTCTCACCGGTGTGGCGGAATCCCTGGGAATGAATCAGATGGAAATCATGAAATGATTGCGCCGGCGGAAATGTTAACATTCCACCTGGTGTGGTGGCCCGGATCTCGAGATGCCAGGCAAAGAAAAATCGATTTTTGTCAACAAAAAATCGCCGGCGGCAGCTGGTCTGCAGGCGAAAATGTCAACATTTAATTAAAACAAGGGGACACCCAAATGTATATTACACAAGCGGATCTTGTCAGATGGCGGTTGCAATTTGGCGCGGAAAACCAGGAATCAGCCATCATTAGACACATGATTGAAACCTGGGAAAAATCGGATGAATTCAAGGCCATGGGTGATGGGATTAAATACTACAAATTCAAACACAAGATTAATGACCGGGCGATCACATACTTTGATGGCCAAACCTACAAAGAAAATTTCCAGGCGCCCAATCACAAGTTGAAACACCCATTTCACCGGAACGCGGTGGACCAGAAAGTGGACAAAACGGTTGGGGACCAACCCACCATTGAATCCACCAATCCAGAACAGGATTTGACCGAATACGTGGACACCCTGAAAATGTTGATGGGTGGACCCAAAAAGTGGCACAAGAAAATCCAGAAATGGGCCAAGGGCGCGAGTAACAAGGGCCTTGAGTGGTCCCACCTGTTTGTGGACCCAGAGGGGAAATTGTGGTGGATTATAACACCGGCCCAATGGATCATCCCGGTGTATGACACCGCCCATGAGGAAAAACTTGTGGCCGTGGTCCGTTATTACGATGTTGTGGAAATCGACCAACACAACGAAGAAAAGCGCCGGCGCCGGGTGGAATGGTGGGATGACAACCAGGTCATTTATTACCTGGAAACAGCCGAGGGCCGATACATGAGGGAAGCCGGCAGGGACCCGGACCCGGAGAATGGGGACCCTGGGTTTGAAAATCCGGCGCCACATTACAGGTTGATCGATGGGTCCGCGGGGTCCTGGGGTGAACCGCCATTTGTGGACCTGAAAAACAATGACGATTTGTCCACGGACCTTGAGCCCGTGAAACCCCTGATTGACGGTTATGACCTGGCCAACAGTGATTTCATGAATGACTTGTCCGCCATTCAACAGGTCATTTGGAAACTCAAGGGGTATGATGGCACAGATTTAAAAGAATTCATGAACGATTTATTGGTGTTCAAAGCCATCCGCCTGGATGCCAACGGGGACGCCACCGCGGAAACCGTGGACATCCCAAAAGAGGCCAGGGAAACGATGTTGGACCGATTAGAACGGGACATCCACCTGTTTGGCCGGTCCGTGAACACCAGGGGTGACATGGTTGGCGGGAATCCATCCGGTGTGGCCCTTAAATTTCTGTTTGCATTCCTGGAAATCAAATCCAAGGACCTGAAATCCAACATGGACATGGCCCTGGCCAGGTTGTGGGCCTTGATGGATAAATATATTGCAGTGGTTGGGGATATTACAGCGGGCGAGAATTGGGCCGCGGACAATCTCAAAATCACATATAACGAGTGGTTGATCATAAACGAGGCCGAACGGGTGGATGGGATTTCCAAGTCTGTTGGCATCATTGACCATGAAACCCTGGTGGCCGCCCATCCATACGCCAAAGGCAAGGACCCGGCGGAAGTGGTTGAGGCCGTGAATAAAGAGCAAAAACCGGCGCCATTGACATCATTTGATGACGAGGTTTAAACCATGCCAGAAATCACCGAAATAAACCGGCAAATGGCCCACCTGTTTGGGTATGGTGACGATCGCCTGGACCGGTTGATGTCCAGGACGGACAAGGAATTGGGCCGGATTTACAAGGAACACTTGGCCATGGTCCAGAATTCCATTTCCGAGCGATTCCAGAAGTTTGGACCGGACACCGGGAACCAGATGTTGAAATTCAAACGCCTGGAAACCCTGGAATCCGAGATCCGGGCGGAATTAAAAACCATGAACAAGCGGGCCACAAAGGCGGTGGGAACCGGGGTCCAGGACCAGTTTGTGGAAAATTACTATTTTTCAGGGTATGCCACGGAAACACCCCTGGGTGTCAACATGGGATTTGGTGGCCTGGAATCAGATGTGGTCCGGGCCAACCAATTCAACCCATTGGACCGGATTAAATGGCCGGACCGCCAATTGGGCCATGTCGATGACTTGAATGGGGTGATTTCATCGGCCCTTAATACCGCATTCATTCAGGGGACCGGGTTGAGGCAATTGGCCAATGTGGTCAAGGATGGGTTTGTCAAAACGGAATCCGAAACATTGCGGATTTTGCGGACTGAGGGACAGCGGGCGAGATCCACGGCCAGGAAAGTGATC